CCGCTGCGACGGATGACAAAGCCGCAGTCACCGTCCACCGGACGCTCCTCGGCGGCGAGCTGCACGAGCTTCTTGAAGCTGTGCCGGTTCGTCACGTCGCACGTCTTGCACCAAGCGTGAAAATACTCGCTGATGGTCTGGTTGTAGTCGCGATCGCCGGTCGTCGGAGAATACTCGTTGGGCGTTAAATACGTCCCGAACTTGCGCGAAATTTCGCGAGCCTCGGGGAAATTCTGCACCAAGTCCTGAGCCTCATACATCATCACGACGCGGTCCCGCTGGTTCTGCGATGACTCCGCTGGCTGCGCGTATTGTTTCGGAGCATACAGCCGATTCGTCCGCGCCGCATTGTATTCGAAAAGTGACTTCGCGACGCGAGCCTCCAGCCGCTTCAGCGCCCACGTCGGCGCGATGTTTTCGAGCGCGCGGTCGAGCCACGGTTTCTGGGCGATCAGTTTTGACGCGTCGAAAATGTCGTTGTCCATAATTTCAGTTTCCCGTGAAGCTCACGAATGTCGTATCCGTGGACGTGCCCGCCGCGTCCGTCAATGCGTCCTGCAAGTTCCCGAGCATATTGTTCAGCGCGTTGAGGTCCGCGCGGCTCACGCTCTTCCCGTTCAGGCTGTAACTCTGATTGAGCAACACGGCCTGAATCGCGTCAATCGTCTTGGTCTTGAGCGCCGTCAGGGTGGCGCTATCCAGTCCGAGAAATGGGTTGTCGAGCATACCAAGGCTCGAAACGTCAAACTAGGCTCAGTCTTTGACCGGCGTGTAACGCACGACGTTGGCAATCGTCGCCATGCAGAGCATCATCGCCGAGGTGTCGAGCCCGTGATTCGGCGCGTTGCTCTTTACCTCGCGCCACTCCCAGACGCCGGTGCGGATCTCCACCTTGGATTCGCCCTTGAGGTGTTCCAGATAGAGCGGATTGACGTCGGCCGGTAGGAGCCACTTGAGATCGCCCTTGGCCTCCAGCGCGTTCGCCAAGAGGTCCTTGAAGTAGTCGCCCGACCAGTCGTAATAATAGACATCCCCGCCTCGGTAGTCGCTCACGCGCGGCTCCGAGAACGGGAAGTTGATGAGCTTGTCGCTCGCGTCGTCCTTCATCGTCCATGTTTTGCGCGCGTGTCCGCGCATCCCCCTCCAACCGAAGTCCGCGCAGTCGCGGTCCACGTCAGCCGGTCGGTAACCGCGATCTTGAGCGACGCACGCGTCCTGCACCTTGTAGCGGTATTGCATCTGCCGAAGCTGGTCCCGCGTCTCGATGCGCCCGAAGTAAAGCTGCTTGTAGGTCGGCCCCGTTGCCGAGGAGAACGCGCCGATTTCAACCCACCAGTGATCTTGCTGCCGGTCGATCGACATGAACCGGATGAGCTCGCCGTCGATGCCCTCGCCGTTGGAGAACTGCGCGACGGTGTAATCGGATTTCGTGACGAAGAGGTTCACGACCTTTTTCTCCACGATCCACGGCCGCGCCTCGCGCTTCGTCCGAAACTCGATCTTCATCTTATCATCACCCTGCCGCACGTGGTGATTGTCGGCCTCGCAGAATTCTTCGACGAGTAGCCGCATCGGCCGGCTGACGACCGCCTCCACGCGGAAGCTCTGGATCTCCGACGGCGCGGTCGGGTTCATTGGCACGAAGCGACCGGCACGCTTCCACCCGTTGCGCGTCGTGTCGGTGTCGGGCGACTCGTGGCCGCAGTGAGGGCACCGGAAGCGGCACGAGGCGACCGCGCGCGGCACGTCCCACGTCTCGTCGTCGCGCTTTGCCGCGGCGTCCCAGACCACTCCGCCGCGCAGACCGGTGTCCTCGTTCTTGTCTAAGGCAAACGCGATGGGGTGAACCTTGCGGCACGATGGGCATTCCGTGCTCCACTCCTGCTGGTTCCCTTGGCGGAAGGATGTGTCCTCGACGTTGCCGGTTTCGAGGTCCATGATCGGAGCTTGCGACGTGTTGTAAATCTTGGAGCGCCCGACTTCCTCGAAACGACTGACGCGGGCGACGGCGTGGCCATACACCTCCTGCCATTTTGGAAGCCAGATCTCGTCATTTATTTTGTAACGAATCGACTGGCTTTGCTGGCTCGAAAGGTTTGCAGGATTGAGCAGGAAGAAGAAGCCGCCGAAATAAATCTCGGTCGTCGTCCGGTTCGGTCCGACGCGCGGCAGCATTGCCGCGACCGGCTTGCACGACTCAAAGATCGGGTTCAGCCGCGACTTGGCGTGCCGGTCAATCATCTCGTCAGTCTGCATCGTCCACGAGATCGGCCCCGCGTCGTTGCAAATCAGCCACGGCACCCAGATGTCAGCGACGAGCGTGCCACCGATCTGCACGGCTTTGCGAAAGTGCACGCGGCGCACAAGCGGGTTCTGCAAAGCGTCGAAGATCGGAATGAGCCACGGCGAAATCTTGACGTTGAACGGTCCGCTGGTCGCGTAGGACTCGGGCAAAATGATGTGCTTCCGCGCCCACTCGTAAATCGGCGAGCGGTCGGGCTGCGGAAGACGCAGGGTGGCGCAGAGGAGGTCGGAGGCGGTCACGCTTGCCCCTCTCCGTCCCTCGACCTGTCCAACGCCTCGCCCTCAAACGTCGCAATGTTCGCGTTAATCACTTCCCGAATCTCGCCGAGAATCACGCCGCCCTCCACGTTCAATTCCGCCGCGTTCATCCCGACTCCGCGCGGCCCCAGCTCGACCTCCAGCTTGAGGCGCAGGAGTAGGTTGAGCTTCTGGCCGAGCGTGACAAGCATCGCCTCCACAACCTCGCGATCTATCACGTCGCCGGATTCGCGCTCGTTCTTTGAGCGGGCGAGGCGGATTTGCTCGCGCATTAGTTCGGCTTTGAGCTCGGCGAGGTTCTTCGTCGCCACGTCCTTCCCGATCACGTTCTCCGCGCAAAACTGCTGCCACGCGGCGAGGTTCTCGCGGCGTCCGTCCTCGTGCTTCTTCGGTGCGTCAGGGAAGCGGTTGCGCGCGTCGTAGATCGCTTGGCGGGAAAGGCCGAGTTCTTTGGCGAGCGTGCTCAGGTCCTTCACCCAGCCGTCGAGCTGGCCGGTCTGGAAATCGTTTAGCGCCTTGCGCTCCGAGGTCGTCAGCGTCTTGCCAGCCTTGAGTTTTACCGCGATGTTTTGGACGTTGCGGCGGGCGAGGATTTCGCTCGGGGTTTGCTCGGAGTCTGTCATTCAGATTGGAGCGCCGTGGTCGGGGTTGAGCCGCCCTCTCCAGTCTGGAAGACTGGCGTGTCCGTGGTGTCACCTCCGGCGCGTGATTGGATTCTCTGCTTGCCCTTATACATCCCCGCCCCGCGCCGGTCAATCTCGCTGAATGGCAAGATCGGAACGGTCAGGCGAGCGCGGGCGGTTGGGTCGAGGAAGTAAATGTAGCGGAGTTGGAAGCCGAGCAGCGCTTTCCCTCCCGTGTGTTTACCTCCAGTCAACTCGCTCCCGATTGTTCCATCGGGACGCAAAACAATAGAGGCATTGCATCGAATACCAGTGAGGGAAAACCCGCTCGCTCGATAAATCGTTCCGTCGCCGCATTGCGTCCCGTCCGCAAATGAAACGCACCACTTGATCTGCGGGTATGTCTTCCGAATCCATCGGAACGCGTAACCGATTGCGCGGCTTTCACTGTTGCGCGGTAGCCAGTCCGCGAACGCCATCCGGTTCAGTTCAATAAATTCATTCCAGAGCGTGCCCGTGACAAGTCCGAGCATCTTGCGCTTGTCGAGCGACGGCCCGAACTGCATCGCCCCACCGCATTTTCCATCGAGGAAAACACCAAGGTGGAGCTGCGAGTTATTGACGACCTTTCCGCTGTAGTGAATCGCCCGCACGATGCGGTTTGCATCCTGCGCCGAGATCGGCTTGACGATGATGTCTTTAGCTCGGCCCACGGTTGAACCTCCCGCAGATAAACGCCAGAGCGTTGCCGTTGCTGTTTTCGTTCACGGCTGACTCGCCGCCACCCTCTTCCTTCGCCTTGCTCATCGCCGCCTCGACCTCCTCAAATTGCTCGTCGTGAACCGTGAACGTCATTTGCCTAAAAGGCGCGCGGTCGCCGTCTTTCAACGCTGGCGCTTCCACTTCCGCAACGGCGAATTGACCGATGTCAACCGGCGAGTAACCGACATCGACCAAGTCAACGCCCTCGTCCTGCAAAGACTTGAGCACCGCGTTGAGCTTGTC